TCAGATAAAGAATCAAGTTTTACGGTTGGTACCGCTTTTTCTGCAATCTTGATTAATTCTAAACGCGCCATTGCGGCGGTATGAATTGCGGCGGTATCCATTTTTGGCATTTCATTTGCGGCGGCATCTGCAACGTCCTTGGCGGTTTTGCAAGCATCCATTTCAATTTCCATGCCGGCCTTCTCACCTTTTAATTTTTCAATTTCAGACTGCAATGCGGTCAAGGTCAATTGAATTTCTTCGATACTCATTGCGTCTTTTTTGATCTTGGCGGTAATAGCAAGCGCCGCTGGCTCGCTAACCTCAAAATCCAACTCATCAATGCGAATTTTTGTCATGCAATAGTCTCCCAATAATTGATCAAAAACTTGGACGGCGCCGCTATCCATGCGAATTTTAACTTGCGGACCGGCGCGCCCACGTGAAACAATAGCAAGGTGATTATACCGAATTTTACGCTGTATTGCGTCATAAGGTGCGCCATTAAAAACGCCTGGCGTTTCGTCAAGATCGCATGTGTAACCGCAACTCGTTTCCGATTTTTCACGCGAATCAACGGACGCAATAAGATCGGCGCTAGTAATTGTTACAGGTACGCCAACCATATCGCCGTTACGTTCCACTAAATCGCCAGTGTACCCGCGCGCGTATTCGGCCGTATTATTTGCGTCCAACATTACAGGCGGGTGATCATCGGTAACCGGAATACCGGACAATGTTTTTAAACTGTCAGGGTTAAAAACCTCGTCATCAGGACGGTATTCTCGGCGCACTAAACCGTTATCACCACGATAAATAAATATGCCCGTCCGCGTCGCAAAACACGGCGCTTTTAAATAACCCTGAGCCGTTTTTTCTGGCCTGGTCATGGTTCCATAATCTAAACGTGAAACAATCATTGGCGGCCTCGCATTACATTAATTAAACGATACCACAAAATTAACCGTTTAATAGTGCGATCAGGTTTTGGTTATCGGTGACGCCTTCATCAAATACCGGTGCGCCGATGCAACGGCATTGAAAATCATCGCCAGGATTTAAAGGTACGCCGTTAATTAAAGGCGGATCATTCCAGTCAAAAACTTGGCCATTAAGTGCGGCGTGCGAATCGCGAACGCGCTCATCGCCGCTTGTTGTCCAACGATATTTTGTAATCCCAAGTGCGACTTGGCGTGTTTGATTTAATTGGCCATTGTATTTTGATATTTGATCACGTGCGATTAGATTGGCGCGCGCCTCGGCATTGTTTACGCGACGTTTTAAATAACCTTTTTCAAATTGTGATTTAAATTCTTGTTCATATTGCGATTGGATTTTGCCAGCGTACTCTTTATTATAGACGCCTTGCTGAATGTGACGGTATGTATCTTGTTGCAGTTTATCAAAATATTCTGATCCAATGGACCGTATTAAATTGGTATTCTGATCGGTAAATTGGCGCATGATTGGCGCAAGGTACGGCTCAGAAATAATGGGATCAAGGCCGAGTACCTTTTTCATTGTTTCACTTAATGCGGACCGATTAAATGATTGGCCAAGGGTTGCATATTTACGGGTTAAATCATCCAATTCATCATTGGTTAATTCACGCGTAAACGCGACGCGCATGGTGTTAAATACGGTGTCAATGGTGCGGCCGTAATTGTCACGGCGATATGTTACCGCATCCATTGTTGGCAAATCGGTTTTGGCATCGTTTAAAATTGACGGTAACGCGGCAATTAACCAATGTCTGGTTATTTGTTCAAGTTTATTTACCAGTAACCGCTTAAGGTCCGCCGCATATCGCCGTTCAATTTCAATTGGTACGCGTGGTTTTGGCGGACGCGGTAAACGTAACACGCGCGCGCGTGCGGATAAACGCGCCGCTTTTTGCATTAATATTGATTCAATAACTGTCATATTGATACCTTATTTTTCCATCTCATTCCAGTATTATTTCCTACTGGTTTATTTAAAGCATCGGCTAAACTCCATCCATATCCTATTCTCGCAAACACTGTTTTGTATGATATTGTAGAATATTTTAAAACTATTTCTTTTAAGCAAAGATTATGTCCTTGATAACTAAATATATTTGAAGTTCTTCTATTAGAACAATTTGCGCTCCTAGTAACCCATCGGCAATTTTCTTTACAGTAATTTCCATTGTTATCAATACGGTCAATTTCCATTCCTTTTGGACAATCTCCCATATCAGCGACAAACGTTTTAAAATCTAACCATTCGATACAAACAGAAATATTTCTAGCGCCATAATCTTTAAATCTTGGACTTTTTTTATTATAACATCTGTCAAACATTGCCCTATATCTATTATATAATGGATGACTATAATTTTTATGTTGTTTAGCCATTTTTATACCTTTAAATATTTTGTATTAAAATACCTTCAAATATCCTTTTATTTTCATGTCGCCGTCACCATTTTTATTTCTAACGCGCGCATAAACGCCGTCACCGTCACGATTTATTCCATTTTCATCAGAAGTATTTCCCTCTACTGTTAATAATTTTCCTGCCGCATTTATGCCGGTAATAAAACCGGTATGTCCATTTGATGTATTACCATGTTGCCAAATAATTATGCAACCTGGTATTGGATTTATTAATCTCATTGATTCAGGTGATTTTGTCCATGTTGTCAAACAATGCTCTGAATTAAATATATTAGAATTAATATCTAATTGTTTTTCTATTTGCATGATACAAAATTGGACAAACGCCATGCACCAAGGCTCACCACTTGCTTTACCGTCAACGGCTTTTTGAAACTTTTCAATATCAGGTCCGTTATTATTGCCGCCAATTTCATGTATTCCAATCCATTTATTACATTCAATAATCAGTGCCGCGTTACCGTTACCGGTATCGGTATTAGGTGTTGTTGGTTTTGGCGGCATTGGTACAATTGGCGGTTTACGGTCCAAGGACGCAACGGTATATTTAGCATTGGCGCAACCAGCGGCAACGGCGGCCTTGTAAAGTGTATCAATATCGCCATTTGTATCAAGCCACGCGACAACGCGACTATTTGCGTTATATGCGCGCACGTCGCGAACGTCATTTGAATTAATAGTTAAGCGAACTATTTTATTTTGATCATCATTAGGTAAAGGGTTATTAGTGCTATTATCATCATTATTTGAAGGGTTTGGTTCGTTATCATTAAATGCAACCTCGCCAAGTTCAATTAATATTTTTAACATTGCCGCGCAACCAACACGTTTACTTATTGCCGTATCCGACCAAACATGATCAGCAATAAAGCGTCCAGGTTTTTGTTCGCTAGTTGATGACCAAACATATGAACTTGGTACGCCGTGATTCGCGTAACCCCAACCATTCCAGGATTCAAATAAATATAAACAATGTAATATCGACCAATCTTTATTTCCAATATATCCTTCGTGTTTTAAACTAACGATAGCACCATCAAGCCAAGATCCATTGCATTTAAGTCCTTTTGGAACTTGAACTGTTGGCGCGGAGAGAGGATCGCCATTCGCTAACCATGTTGACATATCAAAATCTGATTCCATGCCGTTTAGAATGCCTGTAAACCACCAAGGAACCCCAGTCACAGCCTCAGCCTTTTTGTAAGTATCTTTTGCTTTAAGTAATAATTTGCAATTTTTTATTGCCGATGTGTTTTTATCGGCATTAATTGTTGCTCTATTCCACATTATCAAAGCTTTTTGCTTAAAAGAATCATCGTAATTGTAAACTTTTTCAAGTTTGCTTGTCGCCTTAAACCATTTTTCAATAAATATTTCAGTCATGGTTACCTCGTTAAAGTGACGCCCTGATTAAATTGCTCATTTCCAATAATTCAGTTTCCGATTGCGGTTGGCACGCGCATTGGCCAGTGATTGCTTTTATTCCCTCGCCGAGTTCACTAACAATCAAGGTACCAGGTACAAAATCGGTTACCTCACGTTGTTTAAATTCAAATGCAAGGTCCGATTCAATTGGGTTGGCGTTACTGTAACCGTTTGCAATCAACCATGCTGCCGCCTTATCCATTGATTGGTACATTGCCTTGGACAAATAAATTGATTGTACATCAGTAATGTTTACGGTTACCGAGTCGCGTTTAAATGGACTGGTTGCAGGTGCGCTTGGTGCGATTGCGGGTTTAAACCCCTGGCCAATGTTGCCCATAATTTGGTTAGCAATTTCATTTGGCAACGCAAACGCCGCCTGTATTATTGCGATTGCCGATTCACGCGGCATTAAACCGGTTCCAACGCCATTTATAACTTCGACTAAACTTGAAACTTGCGCGCCGTTTAATGCAATATCGGGACTGGTTACTGAATTTTCTCCGCCAAGTGCGCCTGGTACCATTGCCGATTGCACCATTTGATCGCGCGCTGTCATATCAATTTGAATGTCGCCGGTATCGTTACCAAACCGTGATCGCGCAACTTCATCAGGATCAATTACGCCATTGGTTATATAAATCGCGTCCGCCTCGGCATTGGCCTTATAAGTTGTCGATTTTTCCGTTTCCGTTGGTTCCCATAATGGATTATAATCAATGGTAACGTCATCAATGTTTACTTTTGGACCGTCCGCCGCCTGGCAAATTAAATCTAAAAGTTGCAATTGTTTTGGCATTAAATTTGTTACTTGCTCATGGGAAACGGTATCGTAAAAGTCTATTTTTTCAGAGTCGCCGCTGGTTTGTCCTTGCGAACCCTCACCTAATACAACGGTGTGCGGCATGTTTGTTGAGGCGACCAAGCGCGATTCGATTTTAGTTAGCAATTCAGGCATACCAGTGACGGTTACATTGTCGCGCCTGAATACCTCACCCTTTTGAATAACAACGGCGCGGATAATGGAACGTGTCGCATCTAAAAGTGCCAGGCGTTTTTGGACTAAAACATCATCACCACTGGCGATCATATCCGCCAAATTTTCCAACTCGTAAACGGTTTGAATAAAGTCCTGCATTGTTGTTGCGGCGCCGTCATGCGCGGCGTTAAAATTGCGCAATGGATTGTAAACAGTTGCAAGGACTGAATCGCCCCAATAATTGTTTGCAATGTAAGCGCGTTCGGGT